CAAAGTTGTCTGCTGAAGTGAATGTCGGACAAGACACACTTCAAGCCCTCGAGAAAATCATGGGAGCAGCAGTAATGAAGCATGAACATGCTGTCAGTTTCTCTCTACTTGGTGATTTGAGTACTGAGGGTGGCAAAAGTGCAAAAGTATTCTTGGTCAAACTAGTACTTTTGGGATTGCAATTGAAAGAATCAACGAAAACTTCCCAAAAAATATTGGCTATTGCATCATTTTTTGCACATTATGTGAACGAAATTTCAATTGGGAAACTTTGTACATCACTGAAGGCTTTATGGGCGAAGCAAGTTACTACAGCCCGTAGACGTGCTTCAAATGTCCAACCCAATGATGGGCAGGATCCACCTGTTGATGGTGGTCAAGCGCAGCTTGATGAAGAGGTATCACGAAACATTTTTGATGTTATTTCTTCTGCAATTTCGCACGCATTTTTTGGTTCGGATTTCAAGTTGAAACAAACTGCAACTCGAATCAAACAATTCTCCGATATCATCCGCGGTACATCCGTGATTGGAGAATGGATTTACAAAATTGTCCAAACCATTATTGGATATTTTGTACAAGACGCAAACAGTATGTTGTACAAAGAGTACTACGAATATTGTGAGCTTGCAAATACTCTGTTGAGTATCAAGTTCATGAAACGTGAAGAACACGAATTGAATGTACTTCTGGAGGATTTAAAAACAATGTATGCAAAGGGAAACAAACTCATTGCAGACAGTGGACATCAAGATGTACCAAAAAATTTGTTACATGCACTAGAAGCATTCCATCGAGAAATTGCATCAAAACTTCGTAGTTTGGCACCATACACATTTTGTGGACAATATAGGCGACCACCATTTGCAGTCTTCTTGCATGGTAGACCATTTACTGGAAAAACGTCAATCGTCCCCAAAATTTGCAAGGCAGTGTATGATCGTTTGTATCAAAATACATTGACAAAATTCGACGCAAAAACTGAAATTTTCACCCCATCATCGAGTGAATTTTACGAAGGATATCACAATCAACGAGTAGTTTTACTCGATGACCTCGGGCAAATCCGAGATAATACAAAATTCCTTGAAGAAATTGCGAAGATTTTTGGAATGATCAATACATCGCCATTCTCCTTGAATATGGCAACATTGGAATTGAAAGGACAAGTTTTCTTCACTTCTGATATGCTATTTGCAACATCAAACAACCAACCAGCTGCCGATTATGGAGACCTTATGGCTGACCAACAAGCATTTGTATCGCGTTTTGCACTTATTGCAGAAGTGATTTGCCCAAATTACGGAGAAGGCATCAAACATGATGAATTACGATTTAGATTGGAATTGAATGACCGTGGGCGTCAATTGTACCGAGTCCCTTTAAATGGGAAACAACCAGGTGGTTTGTTTGATTTTACAGAGTTTTGTGATATTATGGCAATCCATTACCAATCGCTCTGTAAGCAGTATGAC